GCAGGGCGCGGCATCTGCTACAGGCTCGCAGGGCGCGGCATCTGCTACAGGCTCGCGGGGCGCGGCATCTGCTACAGGCTTGCAGGGCGCGGCATCTGCTACAGGCTTGCAGGGCGCGGCATATGCTACAGGCTTGCAGGGCGCGGCATCTGCTACAGGCTTGCAGGGCGCGGCATCTGCTACAGGCTCGCGGGGCGCGGCATCTGCTACAGGCAAGGAAAGCGTTGCTGCTGCGCTCGGCATTAATAGTAAAGCTAAAGGCGCTTTAGGATGCTGGATTGTGATTGCAGAATGGGGAATAGACGAGAAATTTAACTGGCATCGTAAAGATGTGCAGTGCTTTAAAGTTGACGGTGAAAACATCAAGCCTGACACCTGGTACAAGCTGAAAAACGGCGACCTTGTGGAGGTGTCCGAATGACTAGCTTCTGGGGGCATCAAGATAACCCCTTCCCGCCTGATGATGATGAACCGATCGGAACAGACGCTGACGGCGTACCGTACTACGAGGGCGATGAGATTGTAGACCTAGACGGCGCGATTTATCGCTTCGATGATTTGGATGTTAAAACAGTTTTGACCGCGCTCGGCATCCCGATTGCGGTTGCAGCAGAGGGATAAAGATGACTTGCGAGAGAATGAGAACCGCATTCTATGACAACACCCCCGATAAATACCAGAAACACTTTCAGGCTATGCAGCGCATCGTGCATGACCGCTCAACGCCTGATTTTATCAAGTATCAGCAGATGCGAGACTTGACGCTATCTGCCGAAGCTGGCCTGTGCCAGAGCATGGAGACCATCAAAAATATGGAGGTTTGACAAATGGAAAACAAAATGCAGGTAATTACGCTAAAGCAGCTGCCCGTTATCGAGGAGCATCTTCAACTGGTTAAAGCCGATGTAGAGACCCGCACGAAAAATGCGATGCAGCTTGTATGTACCGAAGAAACACGCGGCAATGTAAAGAAGATTCGCGCGGAACTGGGCAAAGAGTTCTCAGCGATGGAAGAACAGCGCAAACGGGTCAAAGAAGCCATCATGGAGCCGTACAACCGTTTCGAGGAAGTGTATAAGCAGTGCATCGCAGACCCGTACAAAAAGGCCGATGCCGAGTTGAAGCGCCGCGTTGACGATGTCGAGACTGGCTTGAAAGCCGAAAAGGTAAAGGAAATTCAAAGCTACTTCGTAGAGCTTTGCAAGGCGAACAACCTGCCGTGGCTGCGCTTTGAGCAGATGAATTTGAAAATCGGACTTTCAACCAGCGTCAGCGGCGTGAAAACGACTTTGACTTCGACGGTTCTCAAAATTTCTGCGGAGGTGCAGGAGCTTTCCCGCCATGAAGATGCCGCCGAGTTGCTGGTTGAATATAAGAAATCGCTGAATGTTGCGCTTGCATTGAGTACTGTTCGCGCTCGGCATGAGCAAATTGAACTGCAAAAGCAGCAAGAGGCCGTGCGCCGCGCTTCACTGGAACAGCAGCATGCAGCAGAAGAAAAGGTACAGCAGGCCATCGAAGAAGCGCAGCAGGACGCCGCTCCGCCTGTTGAAGAAGTATCTGCACCAGAGGAAGAAACGGACACAGAATCGCCCATCGCCGCACAGGACGTCTACGAGGTCAAGTTTACAGTTCGCGGCACCATCGAACAGTTGAAGAAACTGAAACAGTTTATTATGCAGGAGGGTATGAGCTATGACGACATCTAATCAAATGGTACAGCAGAAAATGCCTTTTTCAGTGGCGGTAAATACACCGTCCATGCAAAAACTGATTGCTAACGCCCTGCACGAACCGGCTCGATGTGCACGGTTTACGGCAAGCATTGTGAGCGCGGTATCGGTTAATCAGGCATTGCAAAACTGCGACCGGAATACCGTTATTTCCGGCGCGTTGCTTGGAGAAAGCCTTAACCTTTCCCCGTCCCCGCAGCTTGGGCAGTATTATCTGGTTCCTTTCAACAACAAGAAAAAAGGCATACAGGATGCGCAGTTCGTGCTGGGATATAAGGGATACGTTCAGCTGGCATTGCGCAGCGGTCAATACAAGAGCATCAATGTTGAGATCGTAAAGCAGGGCGAGTACAAAGGCCGCGACCCGATGACCGGCGATCCCCGCTTCCAGTTCCTTGAAGATGATGACGAGTGGGAGCGCATGCCTGTTATCGGATACATGGCAAGTTTTGAGTATCTGAACGGATTCCGCAAGGTGCTGTACTGGTCGAAAGAAAAGATGATGAACCACGCTGACCGATATAGCGCAGCATTCAGCCGCAAGGCTTACGAGAATCTGATTGCCGGGAATATCCCTCATGGCGAGATTTTGAAATACAGTTCGTTCTGGTACAAAGATTTTGACAGTATGGCAAAAAAAACAATGCTTCGGCAGCTGATTTCCAAATGGGGCATTATGAGCGTTGATATGCAGGTCGCGTATGAATCCGACAGCCGCGTGATTAATGAAACAGAAAGCGGACAGCTTGTACCGCAGGTTGAGGAAGAATCTCCCCAGCAGCTTGAAGAGCCACAGGCCGCAGCGCAAATTCCTGCCCAGCCTGCTGAACCCAAGCAAATCGACTTGAGCAGCCTGTAAGATGGACTGCAAGATTATTTCAACCGGAAGCCAAGGGAACGCCGTTCTCATTCAAAACACAATATTGATTGATTGCGGCGTTCCATTTTCTCGGTTGACAGACGATTACAAGAATTTGAAGCTCGTACTTCTTACGCACATTCACGGCGACCACTTCAACCCCGCCACGCTGCGAAGGCTCGCCAGAGAGCGACCGACACTGCGTTTTGCGTGTTGCACGTGGTTATGTGCAGCCCTCGTGAATGCTGGCGTTAAAATGAGCCAGATTGACGTGATACGAACAGAACGCTGGTACAACTACAAGAATCTGTGCAGAATTAAGGCGCAGGAAACAAAGCATGATGTACAAAATTGCTGCTGGCATATAGAGCTGCCGCAGCCTCCCGTTGAAAGATTGTTCTATGCGACAGACGCAAACAATCTGAACGGAATAACAGCCAAAGGCTATAATCTCTATCTTGTGGAAGCTAACTACACAGAAGCGGATATAAAAGACCGCATAGCCGAAAAGAAAATTAACGGCGAGTTTGTGTATGAAAAGCGCGTTATTCGCGAACATCTAAGTAAAGAGAAAGCCGATGATTGGCTATACCAGAACATGACAGCGCATTCCGAATACATTTATATGCACTGCCATCAAGAGAAGGACAACTGAATATGGCTGAATTGAAATATATCCCTTTTTATCCCGGGTATATGGAAGATACGTCCGACCTTTCGGACAGCGAGTTTCGACGGCTTATGTATGCGCTTTGCGCTTATTGCGTAGGAGCAGAACAGCCCGAGCCGCTCACTGGCAAGGAAGTGATTGCGTATCGGTTCATCACCCGTAATATCAAGGTATCTCAAGAACAGTACACCGCAAAATGCAGGAAAAATTCAGAAAACGCTAAGAAACGAACGATAGCGAACGCAAGCGAACGCAAGCGAACGCAAGCGAACGATAGCCAAACAAGCCAATACAAAGAACAAAGAACAAAGAACAAAGAACAAAGAACAAAGAACAAAGAACAAAATATTACTACTACTACGACTACCGCGCAAGCGCGCGAGAGCTGGCAGCAGTGTGTGGAGTGCTACGAGCAAAACATTGGGGCAATTTCGAGAGCTGCGTATGATGGCATTGTGGGCTATCTGGAGCATGTAGAGCCTGACCTTGTTTGCGAGGCAATCAATCAGGCCGCTATCAACAATAAGCGTTCGTGGGGCTATGCGCAGGCAATCTTGCGCGACTGTCTGCAAAAGAACATTACCACACGCGCGGCGTATCTTGCCGAGAAAGAGGCCAGAAGCCAGCAGAAAGGCGCTGCACAACGGCAGCAGATGAAAACCACACAGGAAAAGCTGTGGGAAATCGCGAAAGGAGGCATAGCAGATGACGTATCAACAGACGGCGGCGCTCCTGTCGCTGGCTATGAACTACTGGGATAACATTTGCAGCAAAACGAACGCCGAGGAAACTGCGAAAGCTTGGGCGGCATCGCTTGCCGACATTCCCTACAATGCCGCGCTAAAAGCTGTGCAGGAGCTTTCCAAAACACACCGATTCAAGCCAACTGTAAGCGAGGTGCGGGAAGTTGCTGTCCAATACAGCGCATACAACGTCGCCGATAACTGGTCTATGCGCCTTGCGTGGGACAGGTACACAGAACTCGGCATACCGCTGCCGGAATGGTTTGCTGCTGGCGTGTTACAGCTTGGCAGCGCGGCTCCGGAGAGCTATAAACAGGTATTATTTGGAAAGCGCACACAAGAGAAAATTTCATGTTGAGGTGAAAATATGCTGAATGTTGTTGCAATCATGGGCCGCCTTGCGCGTGACCCGGAGCTTCGCCAGACTACGACGGGCAAGAATGTTGCGTCGTTCCGCATCGCCTGTGATCGCGGACGCCGTGACGCCAACGGCCAGAGCCAGGCAGACTGGCTGGACGTTGTTGCATGGGACAGGACGGCAGAGTTCGTCTGCAAGTATTTCCAGAAAGGCTCCCTGATTGCCATTGATGGCCGCTTGCAGAGCCGCAGCTATCAGGACAAGAACGGCCAGAACCGCACAGCCGTTGAAATCGTGGCAAATAACGTGAATTTTGGGTCAAGCAAGGAAAGTATATGCCCTAGCACGGAAAACGCGCCAGAGAACGCCGCAGCCGCCCCAGAGCGCACGCAAAGCGTACAGCGCACAACGCAAAGTGCAGCACCTAGATATTCCTCTGGCAACAATGAAGACTTTGCTATGATTGAGGATGAGGGCGATTTGCCGTTCTAAGGTGCAGAACATGGCTAAAATTTACAAGTACATTATCCGCATCCCGCCCATCACGAAAAAGAACTCACAGCGAATCCTTATCAACCAAAAGACCAGAAAGCCATTTATCGCCCAGAGCGCGGCCTACAAGCGGTACGAAGCGGCGGCCTTATGTTTATTATACCCAAAACCGATAAAGCCACTAGAGGGCCGCTATCGCGTTGCCACAGTGTTTTACATGCCGACCCGCAGACGTACAGACCTGACAAACTTGATAGAAGCCGCTCACGACGTGCTAGTTGCAGGCAAAATCATTGCAGATGATAACTATACGATTATCGCCAGCGTGGACGGTTCCCGCGTGCTGTACGACAAATCCAACCCACGCACCGAAATTTTCATTGAAGAAATGGAGGATGAGACAACATGACAGATGAAGTTTATGAGTACCAGCAATCCATGCAAGAACAGGCAAGGGCCGCACATCGCACACCAATTTCCCCAACACGCACTGCAAGCGAAGCGGAAAATCACAAAAAAGACGGCCCCTGCCAGACCCTTGTTTTGCCCAACCTGCCAAGCGTGGCGGGACGTGTCAAGTATGCGATGGGCACTATGAATTTGAGCCAGTTCTCCCAGCGTACCGGCATCAGCGGAAGCTACTTAGGCCAGCTGTGCAGCGGCAAGGCAAAGACACTCAGCGCCTACAACGCAAACCGTATTGCGGGGGCGTCCAGTATGGGCGTTACCGTCGGCTGGCTGCTGGGTCTGCCCAAGACGGAGGAAAAGCAGCCGCCCACCCCGCCGCCGGAGCCGGAACTGCCGGACATCCCGGATTTCTGGGAGCGGCTGGAATGGGCTGTCAAAAACAGCGGGAAGACCAGAAACGCTATCAGCTATGAAATTGGCGCAAACACCGATTATATTTCATATTCGATCAGAAACAGAAGTGAAATCCGCAATGACAAGGCCGACCCATTAGCAAAGGCGCTTGGCGTAGACAAAGAATGGCTTTTTAAGGGAATGGATTTGCATAAAGAAAAGAAACGAAACGAACGCATTTCGTCCTTGATAGAGTCCGTAAAGGATGACATGTTATGTGAGGGCATAACATATCAGGAAATGGCGAAACGCATTCGGGTAAATAAAGCCTCTTTGTGCTACTGGATAAATGGTAATAAGACGCCGAGTGCCGCCAGTGTAAAAAAAATCAAGTATTATATCGAAAACTTGTCGCCCACAGCAATGGATTTTAAAAAGGCACATGACGATGTTCAAAAAAATGAAAAATCCCAAGCAAAAAGCGAAAAAATCGTGCAGCGGGTTGAAGACGTATACACGGCTGAAACGCTGGCTGCTATTGTATCAGTCTTAAAGGGAACATACAAAGTAAGTTTAACATTAGAGGAAGTGAACCCATGAAAGCCAGACTTCATCCCACCCCGGCCATGCAAAAAGCCATAGACGCTTATGCAGAAGCTAAAATTCAAGGCATCCAGAGCCGTGCGCAGGAGGCTGTCATGAAGGAGCGAAACGACATTGCTACCCGCGCCACCTATCTGTGCCTGCTGGCGTGCTATCAGGTCGGTCTTTCTCCCCGCACCCTGAAACGGATTCAGGATGCAATGACAGGCCCGGTAGCCGATAAATACAACGAGTACCGCAATGACCAGCTTGCTGACCTCTGGGCGCAGGTAACGCTGCAAAGCATCGGCATTGAAGCGCCACAAACAAAGGAGCCGCTATGAAAATAGAGAAAAAAATTAAGCTGTGCCAAAACTGCGGGGCAACACCAGTAACAGGAAGGCAAATTTATTGCGACGAGTGCCGCAGGATGCTTTCTAACGAGCGAGATAGAGAAAGAAAGCAGAGAAAGAGAATCAAAGATGCCGCGTTGCTTCACGGGCTCGTAAAGCCCATTGAGCAATGCGTCCGCGAAGCCGCCGCTTTTGGCCTGACCTATGGGCAGTATGTAGCCCGCGGGCTGGATAAGGAGTGTTTGTAATGGGACTTGATATTACAATCGCCCGCTACGATGTGGGCAAATGCCCGCACTGCGGCAAGCCCATCAGAGGCACAATCCGCGACCAGGTAGATTCTTGTGGCCGTTTCTGGGGAGAGTATCTCGAAAAAATCGGCTATTATGTGCCCTATGAAATCCGCAAGAAAGAACCGGAACGCGATTTTTACGGAAAGGATATGACACTAACAACTGAACAGGCAAAACGGCTTGCTGCGTTTGCCAAAGTATACGAACTATACAACTGGGCAATCATTGCGGAGCTTGTAGATCGTGCCATAGAAAACGGAGATTTTGTAGTTATAAACGCAGATTGGTAAGGAGTGAGACTATGGACGTAGTTAAATTTATCATGACGGTAAGAAGGATATGCAAAAATCAATGATGCGCGAAATGTCCTGTTTGTAAAGAAGGCATGTGCATGGTTGAGTCCGGCGGCAATTCAAGTGAAAGCATTGTAGAAACGATTTCAAAAGTAGAGCAATGGGCAAAAGATGTAAAATTCTGCCCAAGTGATAAATTTGCAGACGAAAGGGGCAACTGGAATAACTACCGCACCAGTAATGTGCGCGGGGTTTTATCTGATATGGCTAACGCCGTTTTTGCTGGAAAAGGTCTGTTGCCACATACCGTTGACCTTGTTGCCGGCAACGGAGACAGAGCTTATGGCACTGTACAGGACTTTGTTTTTATCCTCACCTGTGACGAGTACCGAAAGTACCATGACTACATCCCGCACTACGACAGCTGGATTTGGACTGCAACGCCGTGGTATTGTGGTGGCAAGGATTTCGGCCACGTTCGCTGTGTGAGCGTGGGTGGTAAGTTGCGCGGCGACGAAACGTTTATGAGCCATGCCGTCGCCCCGGCTTGTATTCTCAATCCGAAATCGCTCAATCTGCGCCAGAGCATGGCGTATGTAGAGGAGGTATCAGAATGACACAACTTCAAGAAGCAATCCGCGATAAAATCACGACATACAGCGAGGATGAATAAATGGCAATCAGTAAAAAGACCCGCGTTGCGGTGTACAAAAAATTTGACGGCCATTGCGCTTACTGTGGCCACCACATTGCCTACAATGATATGCAGGTAGACCACTTCAAGCCGCAGAGGGCGTGGAACCCAGAGGATTCCGGCACAGATGACATTGAAAACCTTATGCCGTCCTGCCGCATGTGCAATCACTACAAGCGCGCCCACGACCTTGAAACATTCAGACAGTATATTGCAGAGATCCCGCGAAAGCTGCAAGAGAACTACATTTACAAGGTCGGCGTCGTTTACGGCAATGTGCTGGAAAATCCGAAAGCGATCAAATTCTATTTTGAGAAAGTGAGAGATAACCATGCGAGTGATTGATGCAGATAAATTAAAGAAACGCGCCGTGAAGGTGTGTTTTCCAGACACACCGGAATGCGGCGAGTTTGACGCTGTCGGAGTTTCCGACATTGACATTATGCCAACCGTAGACCCCGAATCCCTGCGGCCTACGGCAAAGTGGAGCCTTGGAAGAATAGAAGATCACATTGTCATGAATTTTATATGCGGCAACTGTGGTAAACGATCAGAATTGAATTATAAGTATTGCCCGGAGTGTGGCGCGAGAATGATAAAAAATGATAAAGGATGGTGAACACAGATGAAAAGCATTGTACTTGATGGAGATAAGATTGCTGAAGCGATCCAAAAGGCAAAAGATAAAATGATAAATGGAGAATATGACAACAATGATTTGATTTTGCGCGGCGATGCTTTAAAAGCAATCAGACAGCGGTGCATTGGCGAACATTTGCCTTTTAAATCAAACACGCCAGTTGGAGCACGGGTTCTTGATGCTCTTGCTGCTGTATATCAGGTTAAACCATATAAAGACGTTTGCGGCAAATGGATAAGCGTTAAAGACAGACTGCCTAAGCCTTATACTGCACTTATGTTTTTCGGAAAATTCAGCCCAATGATTGGGTACAGTTCTTACGTTGGCTGTTACGATGGTAAAAAATGGCGTTCCGATGTGGGAGAAACAAAAAACGTCACCCATTGGATGCCGCTCCCCGAACCCCCGGAGGTGACCCCATGACCATTATCCTTATTATCGCCGCCATCTGTGTTTACGACCTGTGCGGCCTGCTCGCCGTTCTGTACATCAACCACACAGACCGAATGGACACCGTGGACGGCGCAGACAACGTTATTGTCCTTGTTTTCTGGCCCCTGCTGGTCGTAACCCGCATCGGCATTGCATGTTATAGAATCATAAGGAGGCTTCTAAAATGACTTCTACCACAGGAGGTGACCCCATGACAAAACAGCAACTAGTTGATGAATACGCCCGCGAACATCTTTGCGCGACATGCCGGTGGAAGAATGGCGATATTTGCACGCTGCCGCGCTGCATGAAACTGGAAGAGAGGAGATACAATGACCAGAGAAGAATTCAACCAAAAGAAAGTGTGGCTATGGAGATACCAACGCAGCAGGAATCATGAACGACAGCTGCGCCAGCAGATACAAAGCGAACGTGAACGGGCAACAGCGACCACTAAAGCATTATCCCCCGTGGTGGTGTCTGCTGGCGGTAAAAATAAAATCGAGGATGCCGTTTGCAGAATCATGGAGCGTCAGGAAGCTCTATACAAGCAGATTATTGAAACCGAAATGCAAAGGGAAGAAATCGAAACCGCAATAAACTCTGTTCAAGACCAAATGCAGCGGGACGTTCTGCGGGAGCGGTATATTGTCGGCACCCCGTATTGGTGGAAAATTGCGATAAATCTAAATATTTCCGAGCGATGGGCAAAGAAATTACACCGCGCTGCAATTGAAAATCTGTGCACTCCAGTTCCCTTTTAACCTGCTATTATAGATATGCTGGATGATGTAGGAACGGAACAACCTACGGCATAGCTAAAATCTCTTTTCTTTACCATTTCAATTCTTCTGCTTTCATAGCTGGCAGCCGGGAAAGACCGGCATTTTATATGCTGCATAGCCGATTCTATCCACAAAGAATAAGGGAGCCGCGTTCCGAGAATCCGCACACGGGGATAAATGCAGCGGATGAAAAAAGCGTGTGGACAGCAGGCACGTTAAATTCTGACTGTAAAAAAACGTTGCGGCGTTGCTCCCCGCAACGGGTGAGGTCGGCACAGCATACACCGACAGGGCGGGAACGCGCTTTTCCGCCGGCGCAAAGGGGTTTGGGGGATATAAGCCTACACAAATTGTGTGGGCTTTTTGTGTTGTAAAGCGAGGTGATAAAGTGGAATCAAGAAAAAATCCGGTGGGCGCACCACCTAAATACAGAAGCGTAAAGGCAATGCAAGAAAAGATTGATGCCTACTTTGAAGCCTGCAAAGGGAAGCCGTTCTTAGACGATAACGGCGAACCAATGCGAAATAAAAACGGCTATATCATCTATGACGATAAAAAGCCGCTTACTGTGACAGGGTTGGCGCTTGCACTTGGTTTTGCATCAAGGCAGGCGCTTTTGAATTATCAAAACAAACCAGAGTTCAATGACACTATTACGCGTGCAAAGACACGTTGCGAACAATACGCCGAAGAAAGATTGTACGACAAAGACGGCTCCGGCGGCGCACAGTTCAGCTTGCGAGCAAATTTCGGATGGCAGGATAAGCCGGAACAACAGCAGAATAGCGAGGTGCAAATCATAGATGACTTGTAAGCTATCCGGGATTGTTTCCCCTTGTTTCGCCGAAGTCCACCGCGAAATCAAGGCAGGCAATGTAAAAGAGCTTGTCGCAAAGGGCGGGCGCGGCAGTACAAAATCCAGCTATATTAGCATAGAGCTAATTTTGCAGCTGCTAAAGCATCCGCAATGCCACGCGGCGGTTTTCCGCAAGGTCGGCAACACACTGCGCACAAGCGTTTATGCGCAAATCGTCTGGGCAATCAATGAGCTTGGTCTGCACGACCATTTTCGTTGCACGGTCTCCCCGATGGAATGCACCTATTTGCCTACTGGGCAAAAGGTGCTTTTTTTCGGTATGGATGACCCAGGCAAGGTCAAATCGGTGAAGATGCCGTTTGGCTATATCGGGATTGCTTGGTTTGAGGAGCTAGACCAATTTGACGGCGCAGAGCAGATACGTAATGTTGAGCAGTCGTGCTTGCGTGGCGGTAACTGGTCAATTACATTCAAGAGTTTCAACCCGCCTGCAATGGCGCGGAACTGGGCAAACGGCTACGCACTGAAAGCCCGCGATGGAAAGCTGATACATCATAGCAACTACAAGACAACGCCAGCAGAATGGCTTGGAGAGCGGTTTCTGGCCGATGCTGAATATCTGGAAAAGACAAATGAAACAGCATATCGGCATGAGTATCTTGGAGAGGTCGTTGGCAGCGGAACGGCGGTATTCGAGAACCTGAAAATTCAACCAATCACAGACGAGCAGTTGAAAACATTCGACAGAATCAAGCGCGGCGTTGACTGGGGCTGGTATCCTGACCCATGGGCATACAATGCGATGCACTATGACGCAGCGCGTCGCACGCTGTACATCTTCGATGAACTGACACGGCGTAGAACCAGCAACAGGGACACTGCGCAACTGCTTTTGGATAAAGGGCTGACACGTGAGGATAAAGTCTGCGCGGATAGCGCCGAGCCAAAGTCCATCGCCGATTACAACAAGTACGGTGTGAAGACATTCCCAGCCAGAAAAGGGCCAAAGTCTGTTGTATACGGTACAAAGTGGCTGCAGATGCTTGATGCTATTGTAATAGACCCCGTGCGATGCCCGGACACTGCAAAAGAGTTCAGCGAGTATGAATACGAGCGGGACGGCAAGACAGGGGAAGTACTGGAAGGCTACCCGGATTTGAACAACCATCACATTGACGCAGTGCGTTATGCGATGGAGAGCACAGCGAACAAGGCGGGAGACACCGCCGAAACCAGATACAAGAGCATTTTCGTGTAAAGGCGGTGAGAAGACGTGAAAACATACCAAGATTTTATAGCGGTTGGCGAAGACGAAAAGGCCCGCATGAGTTTCATACTGGGCGCAATCAATGAGTATAAGGCCGACCATAGCACACGCCTTGCAGCGAACGCCAACAAGTATTACAACGGAGAAAACCCTACAATCAACAAATACGAGAAAATCATTTACGACATGCAGGGCAAGGCGCACCGTGACATGTACACGGCAAATCACAAGATCGCAAGCAAGTTTTTTGGCTTGGTCGTAGACCAAGAAGTTTCGTATTTGCTGGGCAACGGCGTTTCATTTCAGGAGCCGGAGACAAAAAAGGCGCTTGGTGCGACGTTTGACGAAGATATTATGGACGCTGCCCGCCATGCTTTGATTGACGGGCAGTCTTTCGTGTTCTGGAATCTCGACCACGTTCAGGTATTCGCAGCAGAGGAATTTGTCCCCCTGTTCGACGAGGAAGACGGCTCCATTAAAGTCGGAATCCGTTTCTGGCAGGTGGCAGACAATAAGCCACTGCGCGCCACGCTGTACGAGCTTGACGGCTATACAGAGTATCTAAAGCCCAAAAGCGATGATATGGCTATTCTCAAGACGAAACGCGCCTACAAGTTGAAGCTGCGCACCAGCGAGGCAGACGGCACAGAAATTTATGACGGCGAGAATTATCCCGGATTTCCCATTATCCCGCTGAAAAACGGCGAGCAGGCCCACAGCGAGTTACAGGGGCGACAGAATACCATTGACGCGCTCGACCTTGCAAGCTCCAACATGGTAAACAACGTTGACGAGGGAAACCTGATTTTCTGGGTGCTGACCAACTGCGGAGGCATGGACGAGCAGGACGATACAAAGTTCATCGAGCGTCTTAAGACGACCCATGTCGCCCACGCTGACGGTGACGAGGGCGCGAAGGCCACGCCACAGAGCATCGAAGCGCCGTTTCAAGGCACGCAGGCGACTATTGACATGCTAACCAAAAAGTTATACGAGGACTTTCAGGCCTTTGATTCTGCGGCTGTTAGCGCTGGAAACCAAACTGCAACGGCTATCAAGGCCAGTTATGTGCCGCTTGACCTGAAAACGGACAAGTTTGAAAACTGCGTGACGCGCTGCATTAAGGGCATTTTGGCGGTTGCCGGGCTTGATGACAATCCGACATACACGCGCAACCAGATTATCAACAAGCAGGAAGAGGCACAGACGGTCTTGCTCGGAGCGGAATATTACGACGACGAGTACATCACGCGCAAGCTATTGACCATCCTCGGCGACGCAGACCAGTTTGAAGACTTGATGCGCCGCAAGGCTGCCGAGGAGCTAGATCACATAATTACCAACCAGCCGCCTAACGAACCGCAGAACCAGCAGGGAGAAGGAATGAACGGCAATGGCGAAACCTGATTATGCCCACAAACTGACGGACGAACAGCTCGCCGAGCTGGAACAGAGAATCGCCCAAAGATACGAGCATAGGAATATGGCCGAATCAGTAGCGATGCCATCAAAATTAGATGCGGCTGCCCCCGTTCTCCGAGAAACAGTCAATACGATTGTCAATGGGCAGGTTGTGAAGGTTTACAAGGACGAAATTGAAAAAACACTATATAAACATTTGTATGATGACTTGGGTTGCGTATTTATCAATGGTGCGTAGGATGGCGAGATATGGAAAAAGCAGACGAAGGCCACAAGCTGACCGACAAGGAGCTTGCAAAGCTGGAACAGCGCATCGCAAAGCTGTACAAAGAAGCTGCTGACGAATTGACCGACACGGTGAAAGCCTATTTTGAGCAGTTCGATAAGCGAGACGCTGCCATGAAAGAAAAGCTGGATGCAGGCGAAATCACCGAACAGCAGTACAAGCAATGGCGGCTTGCGCAGATGGGCAGAGGCAAGCGTTTTACGGCGCTGCGGGATAAAGTCGCAGAAAGATACACTGATGCCAACGAAACGGCTGTGGCCTATGTCAACGACGCCACGCCGGGCATCTACACGCTGAACAGGAATTATTCCGCATACAAAATAGAGCAAATTTCCGACAAAGCAGATTTTACGCTGTGGGATGAGCAGACAGTGAAACGTCTGATTGTGGAACAGCCTGACTTGATGCCGTACTACCCGCCAAGGCGGGCGTTACAGCGCGGCATTGACATGAAATACGGCAAGCAACAGATTACAGCCAGTGTCACAAGCTCCATCCTGCAAGGCAAGGGAATTGGCAAGATTGCGGATGACCTGCAAAGCCGTATGCAGGACATGAACCGCACGAGCGCCATCAGAACGGCACGAACAGCAGTCACAGGAGCGCAAAACGCGGGGCGGCTAGATACTTACCGTGCTGCGCAGGATATGGGCATAAAGCTCAAAAAACGCTGGCTGGCAACGCTGGACAACCGCACACGCCACGCCCATGCAATGCTTGATGGACAGACAGTAGACGTTGACAAGCCGTTTAAGGTTGACGGTTACGAGCTTATGTACCCGGGCGACAGTTCCGCCCCGGGCTATCTTGTGTATAATTGCCGTTGCACCCAGATTGCAGATGTTGACGGCGAGGATACAAGCAGCGGCGGCAGACGAGCTATTGACCCGGAAACAGGGGAAACTGTGCTTGTGGAAGATATGACCTATGTAGAGTGGGCGGGGTGGAAACGCAATGCAGATACGACTTGAAGACCACAGCGGTGAAGTGTTGGAGGCGCTAGACGCTGCTTGCCTAAAGGCACTGGAAGAATGCGGACTTGTGGCAGAGGGGTACGCTAAAAAACTATGCAATAGCCCCGGTAAATTCGGCACTGGCGCACTACGAAACAGCATTACACATATGGTAAACGACGGCGAAAAAGCCGCATATGTCGGCACAAATAGCGAATACGGCGTATACGTTGAGTGCGGAACCGGCATATATTACCCCGGCGGCAGACAAACGCCGTGGGTGTACCAAGATGCAAAAGGCGATTGGCATCTGACCCACGGGCAGCGGGCAAAGCCTTTTATCAAGCCTGCCGTTGCCGAGCACGGCAAACAGTACAAAAGAATCATCAAAGCAGAGTTGAAAGGCAAATAAGCCTCTCGGCTCTTTTTATTGGGAGGAAAGAACATGAAAAAGATTCTTTATATCGCAATTGCAGTTATGGCCTCAGTTTTGCTTTTGTGCGGCTGCTCCGAAGCCGATAGAGCAAACTCCAATATTTCTAAACAGGCCGATTACTTTGAGAGTGAACGAAAAATCACCGTATACAACGCCAGAACAGACAAGGTTATTATGGAAGCCGAGGGGTATATGTCTATCTCCAACAATTCCAACAATGAGCTTGTCTGCACTGTAAAGGTTGGCCCTGATACTTACAGGAAAAATTACATCTACCTAAACAGCTACACGATGTATGTTGTCGAGGACATTACAGGAACACACACAGACCCGTACCATTACAAGCTGTATTTCCACACAAATGTGCTGCCCAGCGTTGAAGTGAAACCGTAAAAAAGCAAGATTGCCTAGCAACTACCGAGAATTTCTCGGCGGTTGCTTTTTTGTTGCAAAAACAGCAAAGAACCGCTGTTTTTATATAAACGCGAATGTCGAAGAACTGACACCGAAGAAAAGGAGCGAAAACATTGGCTATTACTCGTAAGCTGCTGAAAGGTATGGGGCTGACCGAAGAGCAGCAGGACACTATCATTGAAGCCCACACTGACACCGTAAACGGTTTGAAAGCGGACGTTGACCGCTATAAAGCCGATGCGGAAAAACTTCCCGCCGTTCAAAAGGAACTGGACGACCTGAAAGCGCAGGGCGACGGCGGCTACAAGGCTAAGTATGAAGCAGAGCACAAGGCTTTTGGGGACTACAAGGCCAACGTAGACGCTGAGAAAACAACGGCTGCCAAAGAAAAGGCACTGTCCGACGTCCTGCTGAAAATCGGCATTTCTGAAAAACGGATTTCCTCTGTCGCACGCCTTGCAAAGGGAGACGGCCTGCTTGACAAACTGGAATTGGATGACAAGGGCGCTATCAAAGACGCAGCTGCACTTGAAAAGAGCCTCAAGACCGATTATGGCGAGTACATCACCAAGAGCAGCACCAAAGGCGCAGACACGTCTACTCCCCCTGCCAACAATGGCGGCAAGGCCCTGACGCGGGAGGACATCTACAAGACGGACGACAAGGGCCGCTATGTACTGTCCACCGCAGAGCGTCAGGCTGCGCTTGTGAACCTCATGCAAAACGAATCTGACGATTAACAGAAAGGAGCCAATATATGGCTGCAAAAACTAACCTGACTACCGCTGCCCAGATTACTGTCAACGCCCGCGAGGTTGACTTTGTCACCCGCTTTGGCAAGAACTGGGACGCGCTGCGCACCATCATGGGCATTATGCGCCCCATCCGCAAGGCCCCCGGCACGAAGCTGGTCTCCTATGAGGCCGCTGTTGACGGCACTCTGGCTGGCGGTACGTCCGTTGCCGAAGGCGATGAGATTCCGCTGACCAAGATGAAGGTCGAGCCCAAAACCTACGGCGACATTGAGATTGCCAAGTATGCTAAGAGCGTATCCGTTGAGGCAGTCGCCAAGTACGGCGCAGATGTTGCCGTTGAAAAGACCGACGAGGCGTTCCTTGTCGCCCTGCAGAACAAGGTTCTGGGCGACTTCTACACCTTCCTGAACACTGGCTCTCTGGCTGTAGATGCTACCACTTGGCAGCAGGGTCTTGCTCTGGCAAAGGGCAACGTGCTGGACAAGTTCGCCAGCATGGATCGTGATGTTACCGAGGTTGTCGGCTTTGCCAACATTCTGGACTTCTACGGCTATCTGGGCGACAAGGAAATCACCACGCAGACCGCATTCGGCCTGACCTATGTTCAGAATTTCATGGGTTATTCCACTCTGTTCCTGCTGCCCGCAAAGTACATCGCCCGCAACAAGGTCATTGCCGTCCCTGTTGAGAACATCGACCTGTACTACATCGACCCCGCCGACAGCGATTTCGCCAAGCTTGGCTTGAACTATACCGTCGAGGGCGAAACCAACCTGATTGGTGTGCATGTTGACGGCGACTACAGCCGCGCAACTGGTGATATGTACGCTCTTATGGGCATGAAGCTGTGGGCAGAGTACCTGGACGGCATCGCTGTTGCCACCATTACGCCCGCAGAAACCCGGAGCGCAAAAACTGTCAAGGCAGAACAGTAAAAAGGAGGCAGCGTAATGCTTGAAGAATTGATGCGAGAGTGCCGGAACTGGTTTGTCACACAGAATGGCGTCCATCTGGGCGAGTTCAGCATCAAGGGCGGGAGTATTGCGCTCCCTTTTTTGTGTGCCGGACAATATTTCCGCATTGTGGGAAGCGTTCTGAACGATGGTGTGTATCAATACGGTAACTGCTCGTTGAGGGATGAAACCTTTGACGGGGCTATCTGGGCCATGGCCGTGCCTGCCGAATTTCTGCACCTTGAAGAAGAAATCAAGGCGTGGCGCACGCAGTACGAGAACGCAGCAAACAGCCCATTCCAGAGCGAGAGCTTTGCCGGGTACAGTTACACCAAATCGAGCGCAAACGGCAATTCTGGCGGCTCTGTGACGGGCTGGCAGGGTGTATTTGCATCACGGCTGAACAAGTGGAGGAAACTGTAATGAGAACCGATAAACTCGGCGTCGATGTTACTGTAAATCTCAGCATGAACATTGACAAATCTACAGTTGAGGGATGCTTAAAAATCGTCGAAATGTTTGTGAACGCAAGCAATGCTCGCGTCGTTGCAGATAGAGAGCCAAATGGCGATGTGAGGTATCATTATGAGTTTACTTGATGCGTTTTCGCGTCGCTGCTGTATTATGGACAAGACCACAAAGCCGGACGGCGAAGGTGGCTATGTTGTCGAGTGGACAGAGGGCGCGGAGTTTGACAATTTCGTTTCGCTGGATAGCAGTTTGGAGGCCCGCCGTGCAGAAGCAGAGGGCGTGACCAGCGTATATACCGGCGTTGTCAACAGGGATGTGCCGATTGAGTATGGCAGCATTTACAAGGACGTTGAAACGGGCGCATATTATCGCGTGACCAGCCGCCCGGAAGAAAAGCAAGCCCCGAAAACGGCTTCCTCTATGCTGCGCAACTTAATGAGCTTTACGGCTGAACGCATGGGAGGGCTGCCGAAATGACAAAGGGCGCTGCACTACAGCAGTTTTTCGATAGCTTTCTCCCTGCGTATGCTACAAACGCCGTGCCTGACGACGTTGTACTCCCATACTTGACTTATGATGCGGTCTTTGACGCTGAAGGAGGCGCTCCGTCGCTTACGGTGAACCTGTGGTTCTATACGACGTCCGAGGCTGTCCCAAATGCCAAAGCGCAGGAAATCTCGGACGCTATCGGCATCGGCGGCAAGTTGCTGAAATTTGACGGCGGCTACATTTGGATTCGGCGCGGTTCCCCTTTCTGTCAAGCGCTGGCAGATGAAACAGACAAAAACATTAAACGGCGGTATTTGAACATTACCGCCGAATTTTTATGCCAAAATTGAGGTGAAAATATGGGTAAATTTACCGCTATTCCCAAAGATACGTTCGACGCATTGCAGCTTGACGCTGGTGTGCTGTTGAACACATTCAACCCCGCAAGCATTGCAGCTCCGCAGGACGGCGAAATTATCTGCGCCACTACTGGCGGCATCAACGCCACTTGCGTTCCTACCTTCTCCGACTTGGGCGAGGACGTTGACAACTGCCCGGTCAACACCAAAGAGCTGAAACATCTGGACAGCTGGGAGTGCAAAATGTCCTTCACGGCTCTTGGCACGTCCCCTGATAATATCAAGATGGCTCTGGGCAGTGCAGACGTTACCACGAACAAGATTACGCCTCGCCGCGACTTGAAGCAAACCGACTTCAAAGACGAACTGTGGTGGGTGGGTGACCGCGCCGATGGTGGCTGCGTTGCTATCTGCCTGAAAAACGCTTTGTCCACTGGCGGCTTCTCGTTGCAGACTACCAAGAGCGGCAAGGGGCAGATTTCCTGTGAGCTGACTGGCCATGTCTCCATCACTGCGCAGGACGTTGTCCCTATGGAGTTCTACAGCATCGACGCGGAGGGATAAAAAATGCGACTGCTTTCTCAGATGACTACCGACGAGACCTGCGATGTCTTGTGCATCGCCGCCCCTCATATCCAGAACATGGCCGATGACAAAAAGCTTGTCTCCGAGCTTTCCCGCACGCTGCCGAAAGACGAACACAGCCAGATGGGCGTGTATCGCTTCTGGATTTCCCGCATCGCAGTGCTTGTGCCCATCGTCCTCAAAGACCACCGCACGGATTTCTACGGCATCCTGTGCGCGTTCAATGGCCTTAGCGAGGTAGAGTGCGGTGCGCAGCCGCTTATGCAGACTCTCGCGCAGGTCGAAGAGCTTTGCAACGATAAGGATTTTGTCGATTTTTTCGTTACATTGTTCGGTATGGAGCGGAAAGTGTAATAGTCGCTATCTTGAGTATGCCGAAACTGAGCGTTCGTGCGCTTATGTCGGCATTACCATATCGAATTAAACAGCAAAACGATGAAATCATGTACAGAATCTACATGTCGGACACGCTGCTGTCTTTTGCAAAAGGCGTGCTGCAGCCGGACAACGAACCGCGCCGCTACTGGGATTTTGTACATCCGCAACCAGAAGAAACGCGCACAGCGGAGGAAATCATAGAGCACATGAAAAATAAACTGCGGGAGGTGAGCTAAATAGACGTATTTAACCTTTTAGCAAGAATCAGCCTCAACACAGACGAATATGAAGCTGGCCTAAACAAGGCAAAAGAGCAAGGAAAGTCGTTTTCAAACGACATCGGGAGCAAGTTTACAGGTGGCATCGAAAAGGGCGTAAAAACACTTGCCAAATGGGGAGCTGCTGCCGGTGGCGTTCTTACTGCCGCTGGCGGTTACGCAATCAAGGTTGGCGGCGACTTTGAGGCCGGCATGTCGCAGGTGCAGGCTATTTCTGGCGCGACTGGCGATGACCTGCAGAAGCTTACAGACCTTGCAAAGGAAATGGGCGCGAAAACAAAGTTCAGCGCATCAGAAGCGGCAGAGGGATATCAGTACATGGCAATGGCTGGTTGGAAAACGGAAGACATGCTTTCCGGTCTGCCCGGTATCATGAACCTTGCCGCTGCTTCTGGCGAAAGCCTTGGAACGACCTCCGACATCGTTACGGACGCGCTTACGGCTATGGGGCTGCAAGCGGGAGATTCTGCACACTTTGCGGATGTCCTTGCAGCTGCGTCGTCAAACAGTAATACGAATGTTTCCATGATGGGCGAGACATTCAAATATGCTGCGCCTTTGGCTGGCGCTTTGGGCTACAACATTGAAGACCTGGCACAGGCTGTCGGTCTTATGGCTAACAGCGGCATCAAGGGCACACAGGCAGGCACTTCGCTGCGCTCTATCCTGACGCGACTTGCAGACCCGCCCAAAGACTGTGCAGCGGCTATGGAAGAGTACAACATTTCCATGACGAACAGCGATGGATCTATGAAATCTCTGATGGAAGTCATGGAGAACATGCGCGATTCTCTGGGCGGCCTTGACGAGCAGGAACAGGCTGCGGCTGCATCTGCAATCGGCGGTCAGGAGGCTATGTCTGGCCTGCTGGCTATTGTAAACGCATCCGAGGGAGACTTTGCAAAGCTATCGAGCGCAATCGACAATGCGGACGGCTCTGCCGAGCGCATGGCAGAGGTCATGCAGGATAACTTGCAGGGCAAAATCACTATTCTGAAATCCGCTCTTGAGGGTGTCGGCATTGCGGCGTTTGAAAAATTCCAGCAGCCTTTGGAAGATGCTGTTGACAATGTTACAGAGGCTGTGAGCAACTTCGACCTCGACGCTTTTCTTCAGAAAATTCAAAACATCCTTTCATATGCACAACAGTTTGCGCCTGTCGTCGCTGCAATCGGTGGCGCTATAGCAGGCTTGTATGCAAGCATCAAGGCAATGCAGTTTGCAGAAAGCCTTAAAAAGCTAGCAACAAGCGTTCAGGTTTTCTTTGCGCTTATTGCTGCGAATCCGCTTATTGCGGTAGTTTCTGTTATCGCATCCATTTCCGCAGCCCTAATCACGCTATACAACACGAACGAGGAGTTCAGAAACGCTGTTCAGCCGTTCTTGACCAGTGTTGTCCAGATGATGCAGAATATCTGGGCACAAATTCAAGCGTTCGGAGAATGGCTGCAACCCTATGTGCAGGCAGTGATTGCCTTCATCGTTACGACTGTACAGAGCATCATTACAACCGTCACGCCAGTAGTTCAGAGCATCAGCGAGGCTTTCTCTGCTGCGTTTCAGCTCATTCAGACGGTGTGGAGTGGTCTTGAACCTCTTTTCAGCGGCATTATGGGCGTTGTGATGGCTGTTGTGCAAACTGCTGCGAGCATTATCGGTAATGCGTTCCAACTTGCATGGTCGCTTGTTTCCGCCGTGTGGAGCGTTGCGACATCGTACTTCTCTGCAATCTTCAATACCATTGCGGGCATCTTTGCAGTCATTGATGATGTGCTGCATGGCGACTTTTCTTCCGCATGGGAAGCTATCAAGGGCGTTCTGTCCGGCTGGGGCGAGTTTTTCCAAGGCCTGTTTGACGATATCAACGATGTGTTCTCCGCAATCGGAGACTTCTTTGTTGGAATCGGAACAGACATTGTACAGGGCCTTAAAGATGGTATCAATGCTGCATGGGGAGGTTTCAAGAGCTTCGTAAAGGGCTTGTGGAATGGCATCAAGGGCATTTTCCATATTAGCGCAGACGATGTAAGTGTAGAGGGCGGCAGCGTAAACGGCTCCCACGCTGGCGGTCTGGACTATGTCCCATATAACAACTACGTTGCAAACCTGCATCGCGGGGAAATGGTTCTGACGGCTAAAGAGGCCGACAGCTACCGCAAAGGCGAGAAAAACGCTGCTGTTGGCGGCGTTACTGTTATCCAAAACATCTACAGTCAGGCCAAAACTGCGGCAGAGCTTATGCGCGAGGCGCAGTATGAGCAACGGCGGGCGCTTATGATGGGTGCAATTTGAAAGAGGGTGAAGCATGTACACAGCAAGATTTGTGCGGGATGACGGCGAAACGCTGTATTTCGGCTATAATTACGGTTCTATCGTGCATATAGACCCTCTTTCGGATGTAGATGTTGGTGTAGCGCTGTCGCAGGGCTTTCAACAGGTCGGTAAGACCTTTGAGAGCGCGACTGTCGGAGAAATCACGCGGGAAGTCAGCGGCTACCTGCTGGGCGACAGCAGGGTGATGAAGCGTAAAATGCTTCGTATTCTCACGCCAAACTCATTCGGCAAACTGTATTTCGGCGACGGCTATTACTGCAACTGTACCGTGAAGAAAACCCCGGCTTTCAAGCAACGCCGCTTTGACGCTGCTTTTCAGTTTACGGTTCTCTGCCCCTTCCCTTACTGGCTGGCAGCTGACCGCAAAGGGCAGCAGATTGGAAAGCTGACGCCGTCCTTCAAGTTTCCGGTGAACTACAAAAAGCACAAGTTCGGCGTTACAGACGGCAGTGTATTCATGAACTTTATCAATGACGGAGATACGGACGTTACGTTCTCTGTTATTTTCTATGCGCAGCTTCCGTTGAGCAATCCCGAAATCACGAATGTGAACACGCTGGAAAAGCTGAAAATCAACGAATCACTGCAAGCTGGCGAGTATATCACAGTAAGCCGGGAGGGCGCATCCAAGCGTCTGACCGTCATCAAAACGAGCGGTGACGTAGAAACCAACATCTACGGAAAGCTCGATGACGCAAGCAACCTGTACTACATTCGCGCGGGCGACAACATTCTCAAGCATTCCTACACGGACGGCGCTGAACACGCCTTGAATACGAGCGTTTTCTATAATGACGCCTATGTGGGGGTATTCGATGATATGTAGAGTATACGACCCTCAACTGAACAAGCTCGGGCAGATTGAAACGTTTGTCTCCCTTGTCTGGACAGAAAAATATAATCAGCTTGGCACATTCCAGCTGGAATTGTCGCAGCAGCAGGAATACAGCGACCTCATGAAAGAGGACTATTACTGCGAAATTGACGACAGCGACACGCTTATGATTATAAAATCCGTACAGACGGAGGGAAACAAAATCATTGTCAACGGCGCTCCTGCAACACGGCTTTTATATGACCGCGTAAGCACAGCAGAGCTATCAAATATCAACGCAGAAACCGCTATGCGTACTCTTATTCATGATATGCAAGCGTGGCCCTGCGTGGCTCTGGGCGCGTCCTGCGGGCTTGCTGACAAGTTTGAGGCCCAAACATCCGACCAGACCATTGAGGAATACTGCGAAAAAATAGCGCAGGCCGTTGACGCTGGTTTCAGGCTGCGCTTTGACAAGCCGAATAGAAAGCTGCTTTTTGAGGTATACAAACCGGGCGAAAGCCAGACCGTAAAGTTTTCGACATGGTTTCAGAATGTCGGCAATCTGGACTACTGCGTCTCAACAGCAAGCTACAAGAATGTTGCTATCGTTTCTGGCGCGGGCACAGGCGACGAGCGTATCACCGTCTATGCAGGCGACACGGCCTCGACCGGCTCCGACCGGCGCGAAATGTATGTAGATGCACGGCAGGAGCAGCAGAAAGAGGAAGAAAGCCTAGAGGACTACAAAGCGCGGCTTGTGGAGTATGGGAAAGGCAAGTTGCTTGAGCAGCTGCGCCTTGAAACGCTGGACTTTGATATTGATTCCGACTGCGTGAACTTGGGAGACGTTGTTTCCTGCATTTTCCCAGAGCTGGGCATCAATGCGAAAGTCCGTATCATGGGAAAGACCATTACTGCGCAGAACAATGTCACACAGTACAGCGTTGAACTCGGGACACCTGTAATTACAAAGAGGTACTAAATGGCAATTATCACATATCCTCTGAACGATGTGGAGTACACGGCAGAAGATGCAGAGACCTACCTCTGCACCCGCACAAGCGGTGTATATGCTGCCGAATCGTTCCCCGCAACCGTTACAGAGGCACGAAAAATCACCATCGGGACAGGCATGGCCTGGATTAACAACGGCACGTTTAAAGGGAAAAGCGTTGTTAGCACGGAAAATGTATCTGTAGCAATCCCCATTGCGGACGGTGCGCTCCCCCGCATTGACAGAATCGTTCTTCGCTTCACTAAGAGCACTAACGAAAGCACGTTTGAGGTAAAGACCGGCACACCCGCTTCAAATCCTGTGGCGCCCACTCTAACGCGCTCCGAACTGCTGTATGAGCTAGGCCTATACACTGTGTCTGTCCCTGCTGGCAGTCTTACAGTGAGCGCCGCAGACGTCACCAACACGATGCTTGATGAAAGTGTCTGCGGCCTTATGCGTGACGGCGTGACCGGGCTGCCGACTGGTACGTTGCAAAAGCAATATGAAGCTCTTATCAAGTCGATGGCGGACGAGATTGCAGCTATTAAGGCGGGCAGCGCTACCATGCTGAAAGACGTCTACGACCCTGCGGGGCTTGGCACATCTGCTACTGTACAGGTGTACAGCTGCGCCAAAACAGGCAACACGTTTGCACTGACTGGCTCTGGTTCTGTGGGCCGTTTCAAAGCACCTGCAACATTTACCAGCGGAGACGCATTCAGCATCAATGGCAAGGCTGCGCCTGCGTATGTGGGCGCAAACGCCGTTGACGCGGACACAATTGTCAAAGATAGATGGGTGCTGTTCACCTATGATGGCACACAGCTAAATTTTAACGGCGGCGGTGGCCTCGGCGCAAACAAGCTGGCACTAGCTACCGCCGAGCCTGATGATGTGCTGGACGGTAAGAAGTATTACGCCAAAAATAAGACAATCAAGACTGGTAATTTGCCTATACAGCCCAAGACCGTTTCCCCTGTCTCCTACAGCGTCGGAAGCGGAAACCTCAATGCGCGTATTCCCAAGGGCGCTTATAAGGATGACGCTGGCGCAGGGTATCCAGAGGTTGTAATCCCTATCGGCTCTGCTCCTGCGTCCGCAGTTCTGGCGGGAAACAATTTCACGAGCGCTGAAGCGGGCGTGAACGTTGGCGGCAGCATGACAAACCAAGGCAACTGGAGCCGGGAGATATCCCCGGGCGGTGCGGTTACGGTCCCGGGCGGATACCACGCAGGTAACGGAAGGGTGAGCGCAAAAGCGCTGAAAACGGTGACAATCACCATGGCCCCAAGCTCTATGTACTGGAGCTACACCTTTACAGGCGGTACGCTGGTCGGCATCTGCGACATCGCGTACAGTGCGTACAACTTGGATATTGAGTACCTTCACATCAGCGGGAACACCATCACCATGAAATGGAGCGGCAACGGCTCGGTGAACCGCCAGATCACGCTGATTTACTACTAAGAGGAGGGTCAAACATGGCAGCAACTATTTATGAACCGTTGTCTACAGCACATCTCAAATCGTGTACCGTAGACTTCGACAGCAGGCCAGACAAAAAGGCCGTGAATCTGGTTCAGTATGACCAGACCATTCCTGTTCTTTGCGTTTCGCTCAAAAAAAGCGGCACAGAGTATAAAGTCCCGTCTGACGCAGATGTAAACATCCGCATGGACAAGCGCGACGGCTATCATGTGTACAATCCTGCGCTCGGCGTGAATGCAGAGCGCACAATCGCATATTTTGCTGTCACTCCGCAGATGTCTACTGGATGGGGCGACTATTACCCGATTGTTGAAATCACTGTCGGCGGTGGCATTGCAGGCAGTGCGCCCATCTGGCTGCACTTCGACAGAAACCCTCTACCTGAAAATGCTATTATCAGCAGCGACGAGTACAAGACTATTCAGCAGCTCTTGGAAGATGTGACAGCTGTTAAGGCTGCCACAGAGCAGATTAAGGCCCAGACTGAGGCCGTTAGAGACCAAGCCAAAGGATTCGCCGACAATGCCAAGAACAGTGCGGACAAGGCACAGACCCTCGTTGACGGGATGCCCTCTGACTACAGTCAGGCGATGAAAGACATTGGCACGCTGAAAAACCAGATGCAGCGTGCCTACCCCGATGACAGCACCATTGGTGAAAATACGTGGAGCAGCAAGAACATCGTGGATATGCTTTGCCCACCGCTGGAAGAAAGCGGCAACCCTGTTGTGTGCTACCCTGTGGCGGGCTATCCGCTGGGCGTGAAAGCGAAGTGGGAACCAATGCAGGAAGGGAGCGGAGACCCAAGCCCCGAAAACATTCGTCCCATCAAGGGGCGAGACAGCGTGAAGGTCGAACGGTGCGGGGAGAATCTAAGCACAACGGCAGGTTTAGATGGTGTGGGCTGGGCCACAACTTATGAAGACCTATTAAATGTATTGAATAAATTACCTGCTGGCACATACGTTTTAGACTTTACATTCACCTTGGAAGAATTTTTTGATAGATACACATCTGATACAGCGGAAAGTAACGCTTTTAGGATTAACTCTCGATTTGATGACGGTACGCCGTGTATTGTAACCGATGGTGAGATGATAACAAAAGCCGAAAAGTTGCCGTCGGTAAGAAAAATTACAAAAACATTTGTTATAACTCCACAGAATAAAGGACGTGTAGCAACGGCATATCTTTATGCTTGCGGAAGAGATGAGGCAATAGATGGTGCACCAAATGGTTCTCTAGGAGAGGGCAAGATATCCAACGTAACAATCACACTTGGCAACACCGCCCCCACCACCTACACACCATACAACGGCAGCACCAACACCCTGACCCTACCTGAAACCGTGTATGGCGGCGAGGTGGACGCGGTGAGCGGTGAGGGAATAAAAAATTGGGAAAGAGTTACATTCGACGGTACTGAAAAATGGAAATACGACACGCGTGGATTTTTTATATATATATTACCCCAAAAAGCAAAAGACGATTTAGTATCCCTATGTGATAGGTATACAGGCAAATATACAACTACGGCGGAGGCATTACGCACGGAAGGAAAGCTGCTTGTTGTCGGAACAAGCGTCTGCGGGTATACTGCTGTAAGTGAGTGGATTGCTTATCTCGCGGCCCAGTACGCCGCAGGAACCCCCGTGCAAATCTGCTACGAGCTGGCAGAGCCTGTGCTCTTCACTGCGACAGGCGCACAGCCGTTGCCTGCGCTCAAAGGCACAAACACTGTACTGACAGATGCCGACAGCGCGACTGTGACGGGACGCGCAGACCCCATTAAACGGATCACCGATTTGGAAGATGCGGTTGCATCGCAAACCTGAAAGGAGTAATAAAATGGCTATCAAGAGTAAAGCACGGCACGATTTGACGCTGCGCAGCATCAAGCGGGAAATTGCAGCAGGACGCGATGTTGCATTTTGGCTTGACAAGGCATACACGCATCTGGACAACGGATTGCTGACTGAAGATGACATTGCCGAGGTGGAAGCGCTGGCGCAGGAATACTACGATGCGCTGGACGAGAGAGAGCACGCAGACGAGGTTACGGAGACGCCGGATGTGCCGGAGGTTGACGGTGCTGAAAGTACCACCGACGAAGAAAGCGACACCAACGAAAAGGAGAGTTAAACCAATGAAGGATGAAATGATTCTGTCGCCCGAAATGGACGAGGAACTGTCGAACGGGAAGGGAGAGGACGAGAATGAGTGATTCTGCACTGGCCGTTTACACGGCCATCAGCCCAAACTGCAACCGGCCCCGCAGCCAGCCCATCAGCAAGATTACCGTCCACCACATGGCCGGCAATGCAACGCTTGAATCTTTCGGTGCTCTTGTCGGCAGGCCCTCTCGCCAGATGAGCGCAAACTACGCCATCGAATCCAGCGGGCGCATCGGGCTGTTCTGCCACGAGGCGGACCGTTCGTGGTGCAGCTCGTCGCCGTGGAACGACCAGCGGGCCATTACGATTGAGGTTGCCAACGACAGCGGCGCACCGGACTGGCACGTCAGCGACAAGGCGTATGCCGCCCTGCTCGACCTTTGCACCGACATTTGCCGCCGCAATGGCATCAAGGAGCTGACCTACACCGGCGACAAGAACGGCTCGCTCACGATGCACTGCTTTTACGCCGCCACGGCATGCCCCGGGCCGTACCTGAAAAGCAAGTTCCCGGACATTGCGGCACATGTCACGAAGCGCTTGAAGGGCGACGTGGCCGACGCTGCACCCGTCAAGACGCAGGAGCAGACGTTCATTGACGTCATGGCCGAGAAGTGCCAGAGCCGCTGCCTGAACGCGCATCTTCTGCCGTCGCTGTGCATTGCACAAGCCTGTTTGGAGAGCGCCTACGGCACGAGCGAGCTTGCAGTACAGGCAAACAACCTGTTCGGCATCAAGGCCAGCAATTGGAGCGGCAGAGTGTACAACAAGGCAACGAAGGAGTGGGACGGCAGCAAGTACATCACCATCACGGCGGGCTTCCGCGCCTATGATACGATGGTCGCCTGTGTAGAGGACTACATCAAGAAGCTGACGACAATGCCGCGCTATTCCAATCTGGTCGGCTGTACCGACATCAACAAGGCGTGCGAGTACATCCGCGCCGATGGCTGGGCCACCAGCCCGACGTATACCGCAAGTCTGCTGGCCGTCGTGAAGCAGTTCAATCTGACGCGGTACGATGCCGCCATCAAAGAAGACAAGCCCGCCGCGCCGACGCATCAGGAGGTCTGGCTTGACCACGTTGTGCTGCCGAACGCTGCGGCGATGGAGTTCTACCTCATCGCCAAGAAGTACGGGCTGGACAATGAGAAGGCGTACCATGCAAAATACGTGGAGGTGTGATGCCGATGCAGCATGTATTCTCGTTTACACTTGCGGAGGCCTGGGCGTTTTTAATTTACGCGGCGGGAGCTGCTGCCGGGCTGTACGCCGGGGGCGTTGCCATCAGCAAAGTCATCACCGCCATAAAAAAGCCGAAAGCCGACCAGGACAAACGCATTACCAAGCTTGAAGAGCGGGTGAACGCCATGGAGGGATTCTTGAAAAACGACAAATTGCGGCTTGACCGCATGGACGAGGGGCAGCATGTTACCATGCAGGCATTGCTTGCCCTGCTTGACCACAATCTGGATGGGAACAACATTGACCAGATGCAAAAAGCAAAGGAAGCTTTGCAAAATCATCTGATTGGCTGAAAGGGAGTGCATATCTATGGGCGATTTTTTGAAAAATCTGGCAGCGCTTATCAAGGTCAAGACCATTGTGACGCTGGTTGTCGTTGCAGTGTTTGCGGCATTGGCGCTGCGGGAGAAATTACAGCCTGACACGGTCATGACCATTGTGACGATGGTCGTGGCCTTTTATTTTGGAACGCAGACCGAAAGTAAGAACAAGAAGGATGAGTAATCATGCCAAAGTTTGATTTTGTCGGCGGTTTGCTGACCGATGAAGAAACGGATGTTTTGCAGCTTCGGCGGCGCGGCTGGCGCAATGCTGATATTGCGGCAGAACTGAATTGTAGCGAGCGCACGGTAAAACGGCGCGTTCGCAGCATCAAAAACAAAATAGGCTAATTTAAAGGGCGCGGCTGCTTTTGTGGCCGCGCCCTTTTTTATTTTGTCCCAAAGACGGCACAATGTTGGCACTTCGGTGGCCCACAGTGTGCCGTTTTTTTGTGTACAATTAAGATAAAAGGAGCGGTTCGGATGGCATACAAGCAAATCAACCTAAACCCGGAAGAAAAGCGCGTCGGCGATTGTACCGTCAGAGCCATTGCAGCCGCAACGCATCAATCGTGGGCGGCTGTATACGCGGCGCTGGTGCTGGCAGGATTTGAACTGCATGATATGCCGTCTGCAAACTATGTCTGGGGCAGTTATCTGCGGCGATGTGGGTGGAACCGTTCGGCAATTCCGAACAGCTGCCCGGACTGCTACACAGTGGCAGATTTTGCGGCGGAGCACCCAGACGGCACGTATATTCTGGCTATGGCGACGCACGTTGTCGCTGTTGTTGATGGCGATTGGCTTGACACTTGGGACAGCGGCGACGAAACGCCGCTGTACTACTGGCAGAAAGGATGATTGACTATGGCGTTTGGCGTACCGTATCAGCCCGGATTTGCGCCGGGATATTACCCAATGGGGCAGCAGATGCCGTCGGCCATGCCCGATCAGCTTGCGCAGCTTCGACAGGCAGCGTATCCGCAACAGCAGACTTCACAGCAGACTGCGCCTATTATTTGGGTGCAAGGCGAAGAAGGAGCCAAAGCGTATATGGTGGCGGCAGGGAACAGCGTGCTGCTGATGGACAGCGAAAACAGCACATTTTACATTAAGTCCACCGACGCCAGCGGTATGCCGCAGCCATTGCGCGTTTTTGATTACTCAGAACGCACGGCAAGCCAGAAACAGCCCGCACAGACAGCGCAAAAACCGAAAGAGGAATATGTCACACGGCAAGAGTTCAACGCGTTGACAGCCCGCTTTGACGCGCTGGCGGCGGATAAACCTTTGACGCGCAAGAAAAAGGAGGCAGACAATGAGCAACCCTCTGTTTAACGCTCTTGGCGGCGGCAAAATGCCGGGCGCAATGGGACAATTCCAGCAAATGATGCAGCAGTTTCAGCAGTTCCGACATAATTTTCAAGGCGACCCGAAGCAAGAAGTTCAAAAATTGCTGCAATCTGGGAAAATGAGCCAGCAGCAGCTAAACCAGCTGCAAGCGATGGCGCAGCAGTTTCAGAGCTTTTTAAAATAGGTTCAAACCGTGCGCACGGTGAACAATACATTCAACTTTTGAAAGGAGTTAAACATGAGTCTTTCTTCGGACGGCACTGTTATGACAATGCCTGTTCAGCCCGCGAATACGGGCAATGGCAACGGCTGGGGCTTTGGCGGCGATGGTGCGTGGTGGATTATTATTCTCTTCCTCTTCGTTTTCTGCGGCTGGGGCGGCAACTGGGGCAACAACGGCTTTGGCGGCAACGGCAGCACCGGCGCAGTTGATGGCTACATCCTCACCAGCGACTTTGCCAACATCGAACGCAAAATCGACGTCGTGAACAATGGTCTGTGTGACGGCTTCTATGCTCAGGCACAGCTTGTCAACGGTGTGCAGAACGCTATGCAGCAGGGCTTTATGAGCGCCGAAATCAGCCGCGCCAATCAGCAGGCGGCATTTATGCAGCAGCTCAACGCCATGCAGATGCAGCAGGCTAATTGCTGCTGCGAGACCCGCGAGGCCATCCAGGGCGTAAACTACAACCTCGCTACGCAGGCTTGCGACACGCGCCAGACCATTCAGAACGGCACTCGGGACATCATCGAGAACCAGAACGCCAATGCGCGTGCGGTGCTTGATGCTTTGACCGCTCAGCGCATCGAGGCAAAGGATGCCAAGATTGCCGAGCAGAACCAGCAGCTTTTTGCCGCACAGCTTGCCGCAAGTCAGGCTGCGCAGAATGAAACTCTGAAGGCATACATGAGCGGGCAGCTGGCTTACTACAACCCCCGCCCTGTTCCGGCTTTCCCCGTTCCTGCTCCGTATCAGTATGGGAATTGCGGAACCTGCAACGGCTGCGGATGCTAAAAATGAATACGGCAACTTGTCGGAACATCTGACATGTTCGGCCCCGTGCCGATAGTGCAAAATGTGGCGGGGCAATCGTCCCGCCACTATCTTTTTTTGAAAGGAAGATATTTTATGGCTGAATTTACAAACGCCAATACCGTGAGCGTGGCAGCAGGCCAGAACGTGCCGTTGACGGAAACGGCAGTAGCGGGCAAGGGCTGTGTCGTACACAGAGAGGGCGCCGGTATTGTTACGCTGCGCGGCATTACGAACCAGTGCAAAGCTCGTTTCAAAGTGGGCTTCGGTGCAAACGTTGCTATCCCTACAGGCGGCACAGTGGAAGCTATTACGGCGGCGCTTGCTATCAACGGTGAACCGCTGAACAGTGCGACTGCAACCGTTACACCGGCAGCAGTAGAAAACTTCTTTAATATCTATGTGACGTCTTTTGTTGAAGTTCCGCGCGGCTGCTGCCTGACCGTTGCTGCCGAAAATACAAGCACACAAACCGTTTTGTTTGCGAACGCAAACTTTGTGGTCGAGAGAGTGAGCTGAAAGGAGTAAACCATGAGTAAAAGAGTTTTGTATGACTTGAAAGACATGCTGTGCGCAGAACTGGACGAAATCGGAAAGAAGGGTGAAATGTCTGCCGGCGACTTGGAAACTGTTCACAAGCTGACTGACACTATCAAAAACATCGACAAAATTGTCATGCTGGAAGATGACGGTTACAGCCGCGATGAAGATTACAGCCGCGATGGTGATTGGAGCGCCAACATGCGCGGCAATTATGGACGCGGCAGCAGCTATGCGCGGCGCGGTTCGCATTATGTGCGTGGCCATTACAGTATGGACGATGGGCGCGATTCGCTGATTTCCCGCATGGAAGATATTCTGCGCGGTGCTGACAGCAAAGACAGGGAAGTCATCCAGCGCTGCATTGACACGATGCGAAACGGTTAAAGTGAGGTGTAAGGGCTATGGTTGACGTGCGAGAGATTGACGGCGCTATAGCCGAAATCGAAAACAGCGAACTCACCATGACCAGGGTTAAAAATTTGGCTGCGCTGTATGTTGTGAAAAATCAGCGTCTTGCAGATGCGTCCCATTCTCCGCAGAAAGCAGAACCGCAAGAGCCTGTGCGCTACTACGAAGCGGCAGAGCCGTCTATAAGGGCTGCTGTTGGCAGCAGTGACTTTTTACGGGCTGTGTCAAACGTAGACATCGCAGCAGCGCTGAACGTGCTGGATGAGCTTATGTCGGCCTTGTATGTAGCAAACCCTAAAGTTTATAATGGCGTAATGCGGAAATTGGAGCGTTTACAGGATGAGTGAATTTTTGGAGATTGTAAAAAAGGCCGATACCGGGCGAGTGTGGCGTGTGCTGGATGAGTTTATGGATGCGCTGAAAGAAGCACGTCCGGAGGTGTATAATGATTTGGTACACAGCTTGATCAGGAAATAAGCGAAGTGTGTACTAAAGTGTGTACTTCATAAACAAAATAGCGCAGATTCTAACGAATCTACGCTATTTTTTATGGAGCGGCTGATGGGAGTCGAACCCTACCGCATTGCAAACCGTGGGTATTTTCT